TTTTCATCCTTAAACAAATCAACCTTTATAAAATTATTGGGGTTATTTATGTCTAATATGTATAGGTTAGTTCCTATCATTGTACGTTATTTATAATGTCAAATGAATATTTAAAGTTGAATGAGTATTGTATTAGCTTGTCGTTTAATTGCGTTTTATAAGCCACCGATTTACTCTCTAAATTAACCGGTAGTATTTCGCCATTTTCAATAAACCATATTTTCTCTGACAATATCATTTGTTTTATATTCTCGTTTTCTTCTTCATTTAGATAATCAGTATTACAAACTATTTCACTTCTTCCGTTTAAATTAAAGTTGCTATATTGGTGATCCGTTGTATTGTAAATACCAAAGTTAGAAGTTAACCCTCTGTAATCTTCACTATCAACTTCATCTGTTATTTTGTTTACTAACGTAAGAAAAAATGATTGTGGAAATCCGAACTTATTTATAAATACGCAATTGATAACCGGATAAATACAGCCATCTAAAACATCATAAGTTATTGTGCGTGTTTCATCCTCATAAACAAACTCACAAGTTATAGTATCGTCAGTATCGTAATCATTTAAATTAATGCTTTGAATGTACTCTGTATTCAAATCTAAATTTGCAGTAACAGTAATTGCATCCCCATTAACCTCCAAAGAAGTTAATCCATCCGTAATAAAATACAGCCTATTGTCATTATCTCTAAAATGTCTTTGATTGTTATTTGATATTAAAACTTTGCTTATTAATTGAGGATTGAAACCCTCATTAAAATAGCCATAGCCATATACACCTAATAAAGTTCCTGATGTTTCGTATATGTTATCATTATTATTATAACAAGCCACATAATAATAAACCCAAGCACTCGCATTATAATTAGATGGTTGCACTCCCGAAAGCAAATAATTTGAAATATCGCCTTGAGTAAATTCTTTTATTAAATTATTAATATCAAAATTTATCGTTGTTTGCCCTAATTGAACAACTTGCTTTGATAGGTTATAACTTGCAACAATAGGAACGTTATTTATATCCCCTTGCCATATAAACAACCCTAATTCTGCTGTGTCATATAATTCAGATGGGGTAATTCTTAAAGAATAAGTTGAACGTGCTAAAGCTATTCTTAAAGGCTCTTCAATAGGTGGCACTATTTCATTAATTAATACATCAGCACTCGATGAATCAAGAATTGGGAATGATAATATTGATTCATCTACTACATCAAAATCAAAATATATAATATTACTTGTTAATGTTATTGTTTGGATTGCCGTTTGCCAAGCAGGAAATTGCCCCGGTAATAAATACCAATTATACAAGTTCAATGCAGTAGCTTCCTTATTTAATCCTATGCTTACAGAAATGCCTAACGTAGCACCTTTAAAGTTGCTATTAGCTCCATAAGTAACTTGAAATCCTATATTTGTTCCTGATGAAGGATTGTTTACAAATTCTATTTTAATTCTTTTTGCCATCTTCTAAAGTAAATTTTAAAAACGTTTCAACATCTAATCCGTATGCTTCTATTACTGTATTATCCAATCCTTTAAATCCAACCTCAAACGCTTCAGTAAAAAATAAACTTGGTCTTATCCCTGTATTGAATATCGATCTGCGAATATTGAAAAGCATTTGTGATCTACTTGCAAACTTTCCGTTTGCTCTCGGTGCTATTCCTTTTCTAATTACCCAAGCATTAATAGCAGTTTTGAACATTCCTTTTGGTGCTGTTCCTGTTCCAAACTTGTACGGACTATTTGGTGCTTTAGTGCTTGACCTTGCACCCTTAACTCCCAAGTCTTGAAACGTTCCATAATCTTCCATTGAGAAAGATAATTGAAAGCTATTAGGACTTACTTTGTAATCACCACTAATTGACTTCGATAAATTGCCACTCGCATTTTTGCCCTTACGTGCTAAATTAGTTCTCGCCTTTGAAACAACCTCATTGATAAATTGCTTCAAAGCTATCTCTGTATTTTTCTTACTAACAGACATTGATCTCGTTGTTTGGAATTATCAGTTCCAATTCAGTTCGCCATCCATCCAACAAATTCATATCTTCAAATATGATAGGTGTTAATGTAGGTATGTTATTCAATTCAATCTTATCAGCATTATTTTGAAGTCTTAACTTTGTAACCAATCTATTTAAAACAGCATGGCACGTGTTAAGATTATCCAACTCGTTATCATTTTGTAACCATTTATCAGTTACTATTTTTTTACTTATATTTCTTAAATCCACTACAGCAACCTCAAACGTAAAAGATATAAATTGATTGTCAGCAGTTGAGGATGTAACTTGCAAATGCGCCAAAGGAAATACATTTTTTTTATTTATATCCATTCCGGACTTTAACCCATGTACAATAGTATGAACATTAACATCCTCTTCAAGTAAGTCTTTTAATAGTTCAATCGTTAAATAAAATCCTCTCATTTGTTTTGCTTTTTAATCATTTCAATTGCGCACTCTGACTTTTCCTTTTCAAATTCCAATATTCTTAACGTTTTTGTAATTGGATATTCTAATATTTCTTCTTCTTCTTTGTGGTTTAATTCTGCTAAAGCTCGAATGCTAACGTACCAACCCCACTTTGCGTTAAATAGGCTCTCCCTTGTTTGCTCTTTTTCAAAATAGACATCGAATAATCCACTGTGTAATTTCCTAAGTCTTTCAGTAAAGCGAAAAAAAAAGCACACGCACCAAAATAATACTCACTTGGAGCATCTTTAAATAATTCATGAGTGCCGGTATAAGGAGCAATATCATAAAATGGCTCTGTTCTTTTAAACCAATTACGCTTAAACTTTACAATAGGGCGATATAATATTGACATCGCTTTGTAAAACGTTTCAGGCTTGGCCATATACATCTCCAAATCGATATATTCAGCGGTTGAAAGGTTATCTAACTTTGGGATGAATCCATAATGAACACCTTTGTAAACAAATCTGCGATGAAAATTAGGATCAATGGTTAAAGTCTTATTAACTATTTCAGTTATCTCTTGAAAGTCTTTTAACTGCAATAGGTTTGTGTTTTCAATCTCGCAAAAGATTGACACTAAATCCTGATTAGTTTGCTCGGAGTTTTGAAACTCGACAAATTGATTTAGTGTAATATCAAGTAATGTTGTTGGTATGTTTATCTTCATACCAATATAACGACAAAAAAGTGTTTTGATTTTATCTAAAATCAGAAATTGATTTGCGAGAGCTGCCGATTAAATCCCAAACAGCATATCCAAGCGCATCGAGTAAGTGATTGTAATCGTCAATAGGTGTTTGGCTTTTCTTATCATGCCAAACGTAATTATTCAATTCTTTAATTAAGTTGGAGCTTTCGCTATCAACTATTAATTCATAATCCTGCACCAAAGCAATACGCTCTATTATAGTTGGCTTCTTAATTCCTTTTATATTTAAACCTCTGTTCTTTAATTCTTGAATAAGTCTTGGCTCTGCACTATCGGCTACAATTAAAGACTTATTGCAATAGCGAAAATTTTCGTGATAAATATCGCTTGTAGTTAGTGAGGCCTTGTATAAATATTCCTTTGCATAAATGCGTTTTTTGGCTTTGTCAATTGATACTTTTATTAGCGTTGTTGGATCAATACTAAATCCAAAATCTTGTCCGAATATAACCGTTCCTACTTCTTCAAAGTTATCAATTCGCCAATTATTAAAAACAACTCCCTCCGCTTTGTTAAGCCATCCACCGAGTATTTGGTGTTTATACTTTTGCGGATTGGTTTCTTTTATGCGCAGTATTTCATTTATAAAAGATTGGTCCAGGTTATCGAGGTTATCCTCATATGTAGTATGTATATACGTTACATCGTCTTTAATTCCGTTGAAGCCTTCTTGAACTCCACGCTCCTCAAAGAACTTTTTATAAATCCAATGTTCTTTTGTGCTTGGGTTGAGAATTAAAATGACTCTGTTCTGTTTACCCTTTTGCCGGATGGATAAATTGATTTTGTCAAAGGTGCTTTCATCAGTTAGTTCTTCAGCTTCATCGAGTACCCATGTCGTAACTCCCTGGAGTGATTTAAGGTTTGCAGTTTGATCCCCGCTTGATGTTCTTATTCCCTTAAATATTATTTCGCTATTTGATTGCTTATTCTTTATTTCGGATTTGGTAACCTCAAATAATTCATTGAGCTGCATCAAATCAATCTTCTCTTGGAACTCCGGTATAATTGAAAGGTGCGCACTTGTCATTGTCTGACGAGTGAATAATATTTTATGGCCTTGCTCAAATGATAAAAGGTTAGTGAAAGTACCAACCCCAAATGATTTACTTGAACCACGACCTCCGGTAACTATAAAGTAACGAGTATCATTTTCGAATAAAGATTTATATTTATTATTGAGAGTTATCACTCTTTAAATTTAATAATATCTTTTAACTCGAAGTTATTAATATTTACGTTTTGGTCAACTGTTTCTTTTGGTTTACCAAGTAAATGTTCGGCTATAAATATCTTACCCCTATCGAAAGTAAATAGTTCTTTTATAACCTCAATACGAGCTTCTGCATCAGTAGTAACTGATTTGATTTCCTTTATAGCAGTAAGAATATAATAGTTAGTTTTTTCTTCTTCTGCCTTTGGAATTCTTCCTTTGCTTAACTTATGTCCTTTCTCAAATGGCATAATAAAAGTTATATTTAGATATTATTACAATAGTTTCTTTAGTTTCTTAATAAATGATTTCCAAACCCCTGGACAATTAGTGCATGGATC